CGCGCGCTCAAAGCCCGTCGGACGCGCTCGCCACCGTTCACGAGTATTCGCGGAAGATCAGCCGGCAGATCAGCAAGGGCATTCTTTTCCCCGGCTTGCCCGAAGGGCGGCAGGTCGTCAGGGGCAGCGTCTTCGGTCAGTTTCCCGAGTTCCTCGGCAGCAAGCTGCCGGGCGGCTGGGTCGATCCGGATGACATGAACAAAAAAACGGGCAAGTGGCTCGGCAACTTTTCCGGCTACGGACAGAACGTGCCCGGCGTCGCGCTGCCCTATGCGGCGGCGGGCCAAGCTGAAGCGAAGGCCGGGAGCCCGATCCGCGTTTGGGACCTCAATCGCTCCGAGCATCCGAGCTATCTCGGACACGTGGTCGACGTCGGACCCAATCAGGCGAAACATCCGTCGAAGGATAAGGGCATCGACATCAATGCACCGCTCGCGGAGATCATGGGCTATCGCGGCGTTCAAGGCGGTCGAGCGCTGTTGGCACGACAGAAGGCAGAGACCGGCCGGCCGATGTTTCCTGATCCCGGCCAATTCGGCTACGAGGTGCTGACGCCGCAAACCTTCCTGCGCGCGCAGCGCGAGGTAGGGCAGGAAGCGGCGCATCGGCGGGGCGAGCAAATTCCTCTGCATCAGGCGCGCGTTTCCCGTCTCGATCCGAGCATCATCGATCGCGCGCTTGCGGCGGAATCTAACGTCGATGCTTCCGGCGAGCTTGATGTGCATGTGCGCGCGCCGGCCGGCACCGAGGTGAAAGCGAGTGGCGAGGGCGTGTTCAAAAACGTGTCGCTTAGCCGGCAGATGGATTTGCCAACACTGCAATAAGCCATGGCTGAATTCGAAGAATTACGCTTACAGGTCACGTTCACCGATCAGGCGACCGCGCAGCTTGAAGTGCTCAAGCGCAGCTTCAAGGAATTGAGCACGGCGTCGAAAGACCTGGAGTTGCTTAAGGACAAGACGAAAGAGCTTGACGAGCAGCTGAAGAAATTTATCGAGACGCTGACGCGCGGCCCCGAGGCGTGGCTCAAGTGGGCGGCCGGCATGGGCGCCGCCGGCGTGGCGATCGCCGGCACGTTGGGGCTCGCGGAAAAGCTCGGTCGCGCCATCACCGATGTTTCCGACAAATTGATCGACCTGGAGAACGCCGCACGGCGCGCGGTCGTCGACCCGGCCGAGATGGAGAAAATTCAGGACGCCTATGATGAGGCAGGCCTAAGCGCACAGACGGCACGGGCGGAAGCCGCAAAGCTCGCCGAGGTCATCGGCAATCTGCAATTCGGCGTTTCCAGCCGCGTGCGCGCGGAGATTTTGCAGAACACGCTGGAGAAAGACGTCCCATTCGTGATGGAGACGCTCGACCAGCTGGCCAAATTCCCCACGCGCAGCGAGCAGATGAACTACGCCGCCAAGCGCGTGCAAGAATATCGGCAAATTCTCGAACGCGAATTGCAATCGCAGGAAGAGGCGCAGCAGCGCGCACAAGATTTGGCCGCGCGGCTCGGCATCAAAGATTTCGCCAACGCGTTTCGCAAAGAGATCGAGCCGGTCGACACGATGCGTCGTGAGATGATGCGCAAGCAGATGGAGGATGCCGAGAAAGTTAAACAGATGACGAGCGAAATCTGGAAGGCTTGGCGCGAGATCAATCGAATGATGGCGTTCAACATCATGGATCCGGGTTTTGGCCAGGGCCTCAAAGCTCTGTCGGAGATGGTCAAAAAACTTGCCGACTACATGGCGGCTCCGACCAAGCCGGGGCAGCTGCTGCCAGGAACCGGCGGCGAGCGATTGCCGGCCGGCCCGGAAGGTTTTCGCCGCTTGCAGCGCTATCGTCCTCAGCAGCGCGAAGGCGAGACGCCGGCGCCCGGCGCGCCCGCGCCGCAAGGCGGCGGCCTGGGCGATTGGTTTCGGCGCGGCATGCATGGCTTTGGCGAGGCGCAGCCGCTCATGGGCGAAGGCGTTGCCGGTTTCACCGGACCGTTCGAGCCGATGCGCACATGGGGGCCGGCGGCGGCATGGGCCGAGCAGCTGCACGGCGCGCCCTTGACCAATATCGAGCGCCGCGATCTCATGGAAAATCAGAACAGCGTCAGCCGGCAGCTGATCGATCAGATGCGGCGCACGATCGCGCTGCTTTCGGGCGAGGAAAAGCCGCTCCCTGGCGCGGCCCCGCTCGGGCTCCTCTCGACGCAGATGGGCGGCCTGCGCGAAGACCTCGGCGGCGGCATCGGCGCCGGCTACGGGGGCATGGGCAGGCTCGGCGGCGGTGGTGGTGGCGCTGGCGGCGGCCCTGGCGGCGGTCCTGGTGGCGGTCTTCCGCCCGAACTCCCATCGATCCCGAGCGGCACCGGCCGCACCTACGGCGGCCCGATCCGATTGCCAAGCGGCTGGCCGGCGCTCGGCCCCGGCGGCACGCCCTTGAGCTACGGCGGTCGACCGCTGCGCGATCTGCGATGGCCCGGCGGCGCGCCGGTGACGCCGCAACTGGGCACCTCCGGTCAAGTCGCTTGGCCGCGCTCACCGTATGCCACCATCGCGGGCGCGGGCGGCGGCGGCTACACCACCGAAGGCGGCAACGAGGCGATCGCCAAGGAACGCGAGCAGGCGATCGCGGATTTGCAGCGGCCCGAGTCAAAAAAACTCCTGTCATGGGTCCTCGCCAACGAGGTCAATAAGCACACCACCGCAGATTATTCCGATGTGCTGGAGTCGCTGGTCAATCGGTCGGTGGCGTATTCGAAGCGGGACGGGCGTTTCGTTTCGCCGACCGAGCTAATGATGCGGATGGGCAAGGCGGGCTTTTACGGCCCGCTTATGCGCTATCGATTGGCACATGGTGGCTTGCCCGAGTTCGGACCGGGCACCAAGGCCTATGACCTTACCGGCCAAGCGCTCGCCGGCGTCGGCGCTGGTCGCAATGTCCTCGGCGGCGCGACCAATCAGGGCGAGCACGGCACGTTCACCGTCCGAGGCGAGGGCTATGGATGGCTCGGCATTCGCGGCGAGCAGCAGACGGCGGCGGCGCGCGCGGCGCGTGGTGACGTGAGCGTCACGGGCAGAGGGACCGACCAGCAGCAAGCGACGCTACCACCGCCGACCACTCCGCTCGGCACGCCCGAGGGCGCGCGCGGTGTCGTGTCGCCGGTCACCGGGACGTTCGGCGAGAACGAGTCAAACCTCTACGGCGCGCATCGTCGCGGCGGCAGGCCACATTCCGGCGTCGATTGGCGCGCGGAGACCGGCAGCAATGCTGTTGCGATGACCGGCGGCACGGTCACGCATGTTGGCTACGATCCCGGCGGCTATGACCATTATGCCGTGGTGAAAGGCGACGACGGCATCTATCGGCGTTACGCCTATCACGGGCAAGACTTGGTCAAGGTCGGCCAGCGCATAGAGCAAGGTCAGCCCGTCGGCATAATCGGGCGTCGACATCTGCACTACGAGGAAATCCATCCGACGTTGCCAGATGGCAGGCCAAATCCGGTCTATCGCGAGTTTCAACTGCACGGCAATGCATCGACCTCGTACATGCACGGCACCACCGATCCTCGGCTGGCGCTCGGCATTCGCTACGGCACGCGCGTGCAGGCAGGCACACCGCTCGGTGGCCAGACGGTAGATGTAAGCGGCGCAGTTTCGCATTTGACGCCGGAGCAAGCTGCCGCGACTCCGCATCATGCCATCGCGCGCGCCGAGCTTGATCGCTCGGCGCTCGATCGTGCCGCCGGCCATTCTCTTTTCTTCCATCGCGTGCGCGGCACCGGACGCATTGACGTCTCGGTCTCGTCCAAAGGCCAGGAGAGCACGAAGGCGGCCGGTCCTTTCAAGAAAGTGGCATGGCATCGGCATCAACAAATGACGGCTGCCGATGCCGGCCCGGCAGCGTCGGCCGAGATGACCGGCGGCTCGGGCGCCGGCGACAAGCAGCTGGTCGACTGACATGCCGGTCGCCAGCATCCGCGACCTCGCGCAAATCTCGCCCTGGCGCTGGCGATTGCTGCCGGCGCATTTCGACGGCTACATGTTTCACGTCGAAAGCGGATCACGCGAATCAGGACGCCGAATCGTTACCCATGAGTTTCCCAAGAAAGACTTGCCGTATTCCGAGGACATGGGCCGGCGTGCGATCGAGTTCTCGGTGCGCGGCTACATCATACAATTCGTCGGCGATGCCAACATGGGATTGGTGGCGAAGAACAATATCTACCAGCGCGACTACACGCAGGCGCGCGATTTGTTGCAGCAGCGTCTCGACACTGCCGGCCCCGGTCCGTTGCAGCTGCCGCTTGCGGCGCCGATCATGGTCGTCTGCACCCGCTATCGGTTGACCGAGGAAGAGCGCGCCGGCGGCTATTGCGTCTTCGATATGGGTTTCGTCGAGCTTGGCGCGTCGCCGTTTCAACCGCAGCCCGATGCCACGGGCAACTTGTCAGCGCAGTCGCAAGCGCTCGCCGCCCGCGTGCAGCAAGTCATGTCGGGCATCGAAACCAAGGCCAGAGCCATCTCGGCGGCAACGCCGCGAATGATCACACCGTTCTGACATGTTCAAAGCCGACGCCTTCGAAGCCGCTCCGATCATGCAACGGGCGATGACCAATCTTTTGACGTTGGCACCGACGCGCGGCCAGCCGGGCGCCGATCTGCGGCGTGCTTGCGGCGACATGATCGCCAACGCCGAGCTTTGGATTCAGAACGACATCGCCGGGCTGCCGCTCGCCGAGTGCTACGACCTGGCGCAGAAGGCCGGCGCCACCATCAATCAGCTGGCCTATGTGCGCACGGCGGTCGAGGCCGAAGCGCCGCTCTCGGTCGGCGCACTGATGATCAAGAATTCCATCATTCAAATGTCGCTGGCGACGGAAGCAAGCGTCATTAGCCGGATGACGTTCGTCTCGCGCGACGATGTCGACGCGCTCAAGCCGCTGGTCAACACGGCATTCGAGGACGCCGAGGAGATTGCCGCCGACGACATGGATCAGATGAGCTATCGCGCGCTCGTGGCGCTGCACGCAGCGGTGATGTTCTTTCTGGCGCAGACCGCGCGACCGCTGCCGCGCATGCTCAACTATGCATTTTACAACTCGATGCCGACGCTGGTGCTGGCGCAGCGACTCTATTACGACGCCGGCCGCGCCGACGAGCTACGCGACGAAAACCATGTCGTGCATCCTGCTTTCACCAAGCCTGAAGGCCGGGCGCTGTCCGCATGACCAACGGGCTCACACAATTTGCTCCCGGCGGCAGCGAGCAGTCACAGCGGCCATATCCCGGTGCGAAAGACGTCGCCACGGTCCTGATCGAGCACCTGCAATTTTCCGACTGGGAGACGGTATGGATTAGAGACACGGTCGGGCAGGTCTATCCCGAATTTCACTTCACCTGTGCTGAGCGCGACAAGCTTTCGCCTCTCTGGTCGCAACTGCAAATCCGGCCGCGCTATACCTGCACGATCTATCTCAACAACGTGCGCGCCGTCTCCGGTGTCGTGCTCGTGCGGCAAGCCGCGTTCGACGCCAACAATCACGGCGTCAGCATTCAGGGCGTCGGCGTCTCCTGGTATGCGGCGCGTGCCAGCATCATCCCATCGCAGGCAGTGCCGATCGAGGGCGGCATCGTCGAAGTCGCGCAGAAGCTCTTGGCGCCGACCGGGATCAAGGTGCTGCCCATCGGCAACATCGATCCCACGCCGTTCAAGCCGCCGGTGCAGCCGACGCCGGGCGAGACGATGTTCGCCTTCCTGGAAAAGCTCGGCCGCAATCGCAAGGTCATCATGGGCTCGGACACCGACGGCACGTGGCTGATCATCGGCCAGAACGTGCCGCCATCGTTCGGCGACGTGATCGAGGGCATCAATATCTTGGGCGCGCAAGTGCTGATCGATGATCGCGGCGCGCGCTCGACTTGGTATGTCGGCGGCCAGAAGCAGGGAAGCGATCAAGACTACATGACCAAGGCGAGCGAGATGCAGGCCAAGGTCGACGGCGATCTGCCGCGCTATAGCCCGCTCTACATCCCGATCGAGCATCCGGTGTGGACGCAGCACGAGGTGCAGCTGCGCGCCGAGCTTGAGGCAATGTGGGATAAGGGCGAGGAGATCACCGCCACCATCACCGTGCCGGGCTGGTTTAATCCGCGCACCGGAAACTTATGGAAGGCGCGCACGCTGGTGACGGTGCAGTCGCCGATGGCCATGCTTAACGGCTATCCGATGACCGCGCGCTCGGTCACGTTCATGCAGGATCGGCAGCAGGGATCGCGCACGGTGCTCGACCTCGTGTCGCCCTGGCGCATCTTGCAGGACGGCTACATCACCTCGTCGAGCGTGCAACCGCCCGGCAACGCCACCAGCGAGGCCGCGCCCAATCAAGTGCCGCCGACGCCGCAAGTCGAGATCGGCGACGTCGAAATCCTGCCGCCATCGCAATAATGTTCCGCGCTACACCCGTCGATACCTCGTTCCGCAGCTATAGCGGGGGCGGTTGTCGCACGTGCATCGACACGGTCGACGACAGCAAGCTGATGCAGGAGACCAACGGCGCGCGCGGAATGAAAGGCGAGAGTTGGCCGACATCGGAGGCGCCGCAAAATTATGGTTTCACCTCCGTCGTTGCGCCTGCGACGAAGGACGGCCAGGGCAACATCCTCGATTGCGCCGAAGGATTCATGCAGTTCATGGGCGGCAACCGGAATTTCCCGGTCTGCGGCGTCATGGACGACCGGCGCCATCGCTTGAAGGGATTAAAGCCCGGCGACTCGGCGATGTACCGTCAGAAGGATGACGGGCGGCAATTTCATCTCACCGACGAGGGCGGCTATTGGTCCGACACGGTGACGACGCGCATGCAGCTGGTGTCGCAATCGGGCGCGCCACAACAGCAGCGGCAGCAGCAACAAGGCGGCCAGCAACAGCCGGCGAGCGGAGCAACCGGGCAAAACCCCGTCTACAAAAACGGGCAGAAGTCGATGAAATACGTCGACGTCACCAGCGACCGCTCGCGCGTGTCCGGCAAGAATTCGCTGCTCATGCTCGAAGACGGCAACGGCTACGTGCACGCCAGCGATGACAAACAAGTCTGGCTTGGCATGGAAAAGGGCAAGGCGAGCTTCGCTCGCGTGCTCACCGAGGACGGGATCGCCGTCAATGTATGGGCGAAGCTCGGCGCCGGTCCGTTGCCGAACATGTGCGGCGGCAACTACGCCGAGGTCGGCGCGCAAGTCGAGCCACCGAAGAAACTGTTTTTTGCCAAGACCGCAGACGTCGAGGCGCTCGTCGCGCGGGTCGAGGCGATGGAAGCGCGGCTCGCGGCGCTGGAGCGCAATCATCCGATCCTGTTCTGGTTCCTCAAGCGAGCATTGTGATGCTGCGCTTCAACTTCAACCGTGATAGAAATTACGGCTTCGTCGACGACGTCGGCATCGACGTCGACTGCTCGGCATTGCCGAGCGACACCGCGAGCGTGAAATGGACCGGCGAGGAAGGTTATTCGCGACCGTACAACACTAGCTTGAATATTCCGCTCACTGATCCGTCGCCCTATCAACCATTCATCAACGGCTGGATGACGGCGCGCTCGGCGCAACCTGTTCCGCCGACGCTCGCGGAAGCGAAGACCATCAAAATCGAATTGATTACCAGCATTTTCGACGCCAAGCGACAGGCGCCGTTTCATTACGTCGTCGCCGCCGGCGACTTCATGTGGGAGGCGACCGACAGCGCTTGTGCCGGCATGTCGCTCGCCACGCTGCCGAGCCTGTTGGGCGCACTGACCGGCACCAGCGACGGCACCGTGGTCGGCAAGATCAACGCACTCGCCGATCAGATCAATGCCAAGATTGTCGCGCCGGGGAATGCATTCGAGAACCAAGTCAACCAATGGATCGTCAACGTCTGCAACGCCAATTTCAGCAGCGGCAATTCGGCATTCAGCAACATCAACGGCACTTTCGGCACGTTGAACACCGATATGACCAATCTGAGTTTTTTCGTCAGCCATTGGGATACCGATATTCTCGGTCTCGTTGGCGACGGCAAGAACACGATGAACAACAAACTGCAAAGCACCGCAGGCATCGGCAGTCCGCCGAATGTAGCGGCTCCCGGATTTAGTGCGCAGGTTTCTCCGTCGGGCATCACCGTCGCCGGCATCAGCACGAATCCCTATAACTTCACTTACACTTGCACGGCGGTCTATTACCCGACCTTCGTCAGCGTCTCGCACGCCAGCGCCACACCCGATCCGTCGCTGCCGCCGATCCAATGGACGCCGATCGGCCATGCCGCCGTCAACCTTACCGCGACCGAGATGGCCGGACTTAGTGGCGGCATCTCGACCCGGCGCGTGAACTTGCACAACACGCGCGTCAGCAAAACCAACGACGTGAACGCGCTCACCACGATCGCCGCCGTCATCGCCTACGACGCGACCGCAGGATGGCCTAGCTAATGCCTGACGTCCGCCTCGTCCAACAGACGGACCTGCTCGGTTTCCCGGTCCGCACCGAGGTGTCGGTCGATTGGTATCTGCAAGACGACGGCACGCTCGACGATACGCAGGCGATGGCGACCGCCGTCATCGTTGCGCTCGGCACCGATCGGCTCGCGGCGCCGTCGGACATCTTGCCCGATCCCGACAGCACCGATCGGCGCGGCTGGTGGGGCGATCTCGATGCCGACGAAATCTGGCAAGGCTGGCCGATCGGTTGCCGGCTGTGGCTCTTAAAGCGCGACAAGATCGTCGGCGCGGAAGCGCAGGAAGGCGCGACCGTCACGCGCGTCGAGTATTACATCCGCGAGGCGTTGCAGCCGTTCGTCGATCTTAAAATCTGCTCGCGCTTCGATGTGTGGGTGCAACGCACTGACAAACAAACCATCGAGGCGCTGGTGCGCATCTATCGCGGTCCCGAGATCGCGATTGATCTGCGTTATCAAATCCTGTGGGACGAGTTGCCGGTGACGCCGGTGCCGGACCCTTATCGCAGCACGTTCGAATAAGCTCTCATGCCCTGGTCAACGCCGACGCTGCGCGATGTGCGCAGCACCGTGCGCGACGCTATTCGCGGCCGGCTTCCCGGCGCCGACGCGAGCATTCCGAATTCCGTCTTGCGCGTGCTCTCCGATGCCATGGGGGCGCTGTGCCATTTAACGCTGCAATACATCGACTGGTTAAGTTTGCAGCTTCTACCGGACACGGCTGAGACCGAATGGCTCGATCGTCACGGCGACATCTGGCTCATCAACGCCGACGGCACGACTGGCCGCAAGGTTGCCTCGCTCGCCTCGGGAACGGTGACGTTCACAGGCATCGGCGGCAGCATCGTGCCGCTCGGCACTCAGCTGAGCTACGCCGGCCAAGCCACCTATGAGACGACGCAGCAGATCATGCTTTCCTTCGACGGCTCGCCGACGCCGGCAACGGCGCGGGCGATCAC